GACTAAAGCATCAACCAAGACAGTTCCGTCACACCCTAGCAAGTGTGGCGGGGCTGTACCGTCTCGAATTAACACATTAGTCTGTACCCCCATTGGTATTGTTGGAAACAATGGAGAGGCCTCAAATCAAGGCCGCGATAACAAGAACCGGGTCCACGGTACTACATCCTTATGTATGTACCGCGAATCTGACGTTAAGAACTTTCTATCTTTGGTAGTGATAGGAAGTCTCCCACCACGGGATACCAAAGACTCCAACGCGAAATTAGAAACAGTTAAGTTTCGATGTTCACGTGTCCCCACTTTATTAGAAGTAAGAACAGCTTTTAGTATCGTAGATGTCATCATCAGTTCATTTTTGACCTGTTATCCTGGTCAGGAAGCTTTTGTTCGCCAATCCGTGCTTCAAAACGGATTTGCTGCCCTTGCAGCACCCTTCGTCCAGTCTGTTATCGACCTGACGTGGCACAAGCTAGTAAAAGAGAAACTCAACTTTATATTCGCGATTGCTATGAAACAGACTGACCTACCACCAACTCCAACTAACGAGAAATATGGACAAAATCCAAAAATATTGTTAGGAGGGGGAGTTGGTAGGAGAATTCAGCAACACACGTTTAGTAAAACGACTCATCAGACTAAGAGGTTAATATGGCTTAACACGATCCTTCACGGGATTAAGAAGGCTATGCCCGCGGTGAGCGACCAAGTATTAAACGATTCCCTCGAACAGCATAAGATCAAACTTGCTGTAGAGCCCAAACGCATCTCTGCTGAAGCGTCCGAGTGTATAACTCGGACCTGCAAAGAACTCTTCGGTCATATCAAGATCGGGGATCTGTCACTGCTCTCGTGTTTATCACAGAATAGTACTTATGAGTCTACTAGACTTATGGGGGGTTGTGCAGGTTACCATCGGATTGAGCAAGAGCCCCGAGTGGTGGCGGTAATAAGGGATAGAGAGGAGAAGGAAATCAGAATTTGGACCAACAAGGACGACACTATACATGAATGCAATGAGACCCGAAAGGGTCACATCGCACAGATAGCACAAGTGCCGGAGTGGGTCGAGAGAGATTGGAGTGTTGTGGGATTAAAGGAGTCCTTAAAAACGAGAATAGTGACCTCAGGTCCTGCCGTATCCAACGGACTGTTTGTCGACCTTCAAAAGAAAATGTTCAAATCTATAAAGAATAGATGGCAATTTAAGTTGACGGAAGGCGGACAGTTAGAGCCGACAGATTCGTTTATGTTCCAAGTGTTCGAAGCAGAGCAAGATCCTAAGAAACTCAAGTGGGTTTCTGGGGATTATTCCGATGCTACAAACTCGCTTAATGCGCGAGCCACCAAAGCTGCCATAGAGGGCTTTGATCCTGAACTGCATGGGTTGTTGCAAAACAATCTGTGTGAGGGAAGGTTAAATTATCGAATAAAAGAAAAAGACGGAATGGAGGAGAGTAGGATAGATCAGAAGAATGGGCAGTTAATGGGTTCGTTGTTTTCCTTTCCAATTTTGTGTGCAATAAATCTTGCAATTTTTAGACTCGTATATGAGCGCCTCGCCGGTCGTCAAGTAAAGATCGACCACCTACCCGTGTTAGTTAACGGGGATGATATTCTATTCAGACAATGCATGGAGTTCATAAGGATGTGGAATGAGGAAACTAGTGCCGTGGGACTGGAACCGTCGGTAGGGAAGTGTTATGTTAGTGATGAGTTCTGTATCGTCAACTCAAGGTTGATGACTGTCAAGGATGGATTCATTAAAGAAGCGATTCCTTATGTGAATATGGGTCTGGTGTATGGTGTTAGTAAGGGAGATACGAGGAAGGAAAGTGTGGAGACGTTAAGGGAGAGATGTGCTG